ATTCCTTTAGATCCTGGTAAAATTAGAGAAGGTGATGCTGCTCATAGCTTTGAAGAAAATTATGTTTTAGGTTGGACAAGATCAAGTGATCGTCCAGCATATGATCCTAACATGACTACTGAGGGCATAGGTAAATTAGGCAAGAAGGAAGTAACTACATTAAATAAAAATATAGCAACAGTAACAGATCAAACAGATCAATTAAAAATATCAGCTATAAATAATTTAGCTGATAGCAACGCTGAAGTAAAACAATTCATAGAAGCTGAGTTAGACTATCCAGTAGCAAATCTACCTAGTAAAGATCTTACAACTATTTACAACAGACTAGGACCAGAGATTGAACAAATGGATTCAGCTCTCTACAATCAAATAAAAGCCTTTGATGAAAAATTATTAAAAGATACAGAAAAATTAAAATTACATACGGATGCAGTTGATGGTAATAAATTTATAGTAACTTTTGCGGATGAAATACAATCTGATATTTTACAACAAGCTAAAAGATTTGAAGAAAAGTTAACTAGAGAATTAGGTGACTTAATTGATAAAAACGCTCAAACTAGAAGAAATGCTATAAACAATGATTATCAATACTCAAATTTAAATAGTGAAGTAGTCGATTATTATTTAGAAAATCAAACAGTCTTTAGACCTATGTTTCAAAGCGCTACTGAAATGCAATCTTTTCTAGATCAGTTTTCTAAAAATAAAGAAGTTTTTTCAGAATTAGCAGCAGCAGGAGTAAGACCATCAAAAGAATTACAACTAAGAGCTTTTAGAGCAGCAGAGTCAGAATCTAAAATGCTTAAAGAACTAAAAACTTCTTTAAGTAAAAGAGCTATGGAATACTTATATCCAAATGTTCCTTTTAAAAATAGAAATGAATGGGGTTCAGCATTAATAAAAAATGATTTAGCTCTCGCTGCTAAAAGATTATTTGAAGATGAAGTTAACGGAGCTGCAACTTGGTATGCTGTTTCTCCAAGCAAGTATATTACAAATAGATACGGTCAAAAAGGTAGTGTAAAAATGTCTAAAGAAGAGAGACAAACGGCTAAAGAACAAGGCACACAATTAAAAGGAATAGGTATGGAAGAATTTTATGGTGGTCCTGATTCAGTAGACTCCAAAGGAAAGCACTTTACATCAGTAATTGAAAAGATTTTAAAGAAAGCGGCTAAGGATAATAACTCTGAGTTTAAAATTATTAAAGTTAAAGTAAAAAGTCCTGAGGGTGATAGTTCTTACGAAGATGCTTTTGCTATTAAATTAACTCCAGAAATGCTACTACCTCATAAAACACATAGGAAATCTGGAGGATTTATGTATACTCCAGACGATATTGATATATTTGAGGCAGCATAGTGGCAGTAGATAAAAAAGTACAACCCGGAGCACCAGAAGGTTTTATACCAGCTCAAGAAGAAGCCATTGGACAAATGGTTAACATGCAAGTTGAAGAGGGTTTGAAACCAGAAGTAGAAATCTTAGATGACGGTTCAGCTATTATAGGGGATCAAGAAAATTTAATAGAAACAACATTTGATATGAATCTAGCAGAAGCTTTAGATGATGATGAGCTAGCAAATATTTCCAGTGATCTTCGTCAATCTTTTGAGGATGATAAATCATCAAGACAAGAGTGGGAAGACACTTATAAAAAAGGTTTAGATTTATTAGGCTTTAAATATCAAGAAAGAACAATGCCTTTTGCAGGTGCCAGTTCCGTGACTCATCCTATGTTATCAGAAGCCATTACACAGTTTCAAGCGCAAGCTTATAAAGAATTATTACCAGCAGGAGGCCCTGTTAACACACAAATAATTGGAGCTTTAAATACAGCAAAAGAGTCTCAAGCACAACGTGTAAAAGATTACATGAACTATCAGATCATGCATGAGATGGAAGAGTATGATCCTGATTTAGATTCTTTACTTTTTTATTTACCATTGTCTGGTTCAGCTTTTAAAAAAGTTTATTACGATGCAGGGTTAGGTAGAGCTGTTTCTAAATTTATTCCTTCAGATGATTTATATGTTCCTTATTTAGCAACTGATTTATCTGGTTGTGAGAGAGTAACTCACACTTTAAGAAAATCTCAAAACGAAGTTCGTAAACTACAAGTAGCAGGTTTTTATAGAGATGTAGAGCTACAAGTATTTGATGAAGAAACTGGTTTACAAGAAAAAGAAAATGATATTTCAGGAGTAAAGAAAACTTCATATACAAAAGATGATTATCAACTTTTAGAAATGCATGTTGATCTTAATATTCCAGGCATTGATGCAGATGATGGAATTAAAGTTCCTTACATAGTAACCATAGATGAGGGGTCTTCTAAAGTATTATCTATTTATAGAAACTACAAAGAACAAGATCCTGTAAGAAAAAAAATATCTTACTTTGTTCATTACAAGTTTTTACCTGGATTTAGTTTTTATGGTTTTGGTCTTATTCACATGCTTGGTGGTTTATCAAGAACAGCTACAGCGGCGCTTAGACAATTACTCGATGCAGGAACATTATCTAATTTACCTGCAGGATTTAAAGCAAGAGGTTTAAGAATTAAAGATGATGACAATCCTTTACAACCGGGTGAGTTTAGAGATGTAGATGCTCCTGGTGGTAGTTTAAGAGAAGGTTTAGTTCCTCTTCCTTACAAAGAACCTAGTGGAACATTATTTCAACTACTTGGTTTTTGTGTAGAAGCAGGAACAAGATTTGCTTCTGTTGCAGATCAAAAAATAGGTGACAGTGTTGCAGCCAATGCTCCTGTAGGAACAACAATGGCTTTAATGGAACGTGGTGCAAGAGTCATGTCAGCTATTCACAAAAGATTACACTACGCTCAAAGACAAGAATTTAAATTATTAGCAAAAATATTTGCAGAGTCTTTACCTCCTTTCTATCCATACGATGTAGGAGAAGATGCAACTGAAAGTTTAAAGGCTGAAGACTTTAGTGGTGACATTGATATTATCCCTGTTTCAGATCCTAATATATTTTCAATGTCTCAACGTGTTACGTTAGCACAAACACAATTACAATTAGCACAAGCTGATCCTGCTTCACATAACATGTATGAAGCTTATAGAAGAATGTATCAAGCCTTAGGTGTTAAAGATATAGATGCAATTTTACCTGCACCCTCTGGGCCACAGCCACAAGATCCAGCAGTTGAAAACTCAGGATCTCTTCAAAATCAACCTTTGACTGCTTTTAGAAATCAAAATCATCTAGCCCACATAGAAGCACACAGAGCTTTCATGACTTCTAATTTAGTAAAAAATAATCCTGCAACAATGGCAATATTACAATCGCATATTATGGAACATGTAGGATTACAGGCAAGAGAAGAGGTAGAAGAAGAAAATGCACAAGCAGTTGAACAAACAGCTATGCAATATAATGGTCAGTTACCTCCAGAAGTACAAATTCAAATACAAGAAGGCATGGAGCAACAAATTTCTGAAAAAGTAGCTGAAATGACCTTGGAGATGGTTACAGAAGAGGCAGAATACTTAGATGAAGGAACAGAAGATCCTCTAGTTGACCTAAAACAACAAGAAATCAACATAAAAGCGGGCGATTTAGAGAGAAAAACAATGGCAGATCAAGTAAAAATGGGCCTAGATCAAGCTAAATTAGATCAAAATGCAGAAATAGCGGAAGATAGAATACAATCACAGGAAGATATAGCTCAATTACGCGCTAATGTTAACCTAACCAAGTCAAAAGAACCTAAAAAAATAGATGAAAAAAGAAATATTAGGTTTCAAAACTAAAAATGACAAAAGTAAAAGTAACAGCTATTTCTTTTGATGAAAAAGAAAAAAATTTAACTCCTGCAGATTTAAAATTAAGAAGACTTTTTGGTGTTCTTATGAAGCTTGTAGAAAATACTGGAAAAAATCAAGAAGATTGTATATTATTAGCAGGCGCTATGATTAGTGTAGCTAAATTACTATATTTTGACAATTTTAGTAACGACGAAGCTTCGCAGTTATGGGAAACAAGTTTGGCTGACTTTAATGAATTAATTAAACCAACCATACATTAGGAGAAGAAGATGAAAGCAAAATACATAAACGGATCACTTTATCCAAACGCAAAAATGACTGTCGCTAAAGAAGACATGCCAAATGCAAATCAACAATCTAATGTTTCAACAGCTTCTATTCAATCTGTTGGTCCAAAAGTTGTGCAAAACTTGGGTTCAGGACCGAAAGGTCAACGCAGTAAGATGCAGATCAAAAAAGTGCCTTTCAAAGGCGTATTCTAGAGGAGGAATCCATGTTACAAAAATACAAAGCAAAGTGGAGTAAGCTAAACAAAAAAGGTAAAATTATTACCCTTGTTGTTGCTATCGTAGCAGTATATTTTATTATTAAAGCAGTATAATGTTTAATCTATTAGTCGGGCCCCTCACTTCAATTATCGGTGATACAGTAAAAGGTTTTGTTGCAACTAAAAAAGCAAAATCAGAATTAAAACTTACTGAGATTCAAGCACAGAAGAGTTTGAAGGAGCAGCAAATTGCCGGAAAGGTAGCGTGGGAGGCTTCGGCTGTAGATCAAATGAAAGGGTCGTGGAAAGACGAATTTGTTTTACTAGCCCTAATGGTTCCTGCGATTTGTGCCTTCTTGCCTTTTATGCAACCACACATAGAGCGTGGGTTTCAAATTTTGGAAAGTTTACCGGAGTATTATACCCATTTATTATATTTAGCCTGCTCTGTCAGTCTGGGGGTTAGGGCGGCACCTGGCATTAAAGGAATGATTAGTAAAAAAAAATAGGAGATAAAAATGAAAGATTTAAGTGGTGATGGTAAAATAACTAAAAAAGATGTTTTAATTGGTAGAGGTGTTTTAAAAAAACCAATGAAAAAAAAGAAGGGCGGTCAAGTAGCCAGTTCTGCTGAAACATCAGTTATTAAAGGAGCCAAGGCAAAAGGTTCAAGAGAAGGTTCTACTATCAAAGGGCCTATGGCCAGTTCTTCAAGAGAAGGTTCAATTATTAAACGTAAAAGCGGTGGCTTAGCTTCAAGAGGTTACGGAGCTGCAAAAAGATAATGGCAAAATTATGTGCAAAAGGTAAAGCAGCAGCTAAACGTAAATTTAAAGTTTATCCTTCGGCATATGCGAATATGTATGCAGGAGCTGTTTGTTCAGGTAAAGTAACTCCTGGTGGTAAAAAAGCAGATGGTGGAATGATTAACAAAATTTCACAAAAAAGAAAAAAAGTTTCTAATTATAATCAAGGTGGAGTAGCTAAAGGTTGCGGTGGTGTAATGGAAAATAAAAGAAAGGTTACGGCTCGTGCATAATGTCTTTACGAGATTGGGTTAAAGATAAATGGGTAGATATAGGAGCACCTAAAAAAGGTGGAGGCTTTAAACCTTGTGGTAGAAGCAAGGGGGAAAAAAGAAAAGGTTATCCGAAATGTGTTCCCGCTGCTAAAGCGAGTAAGATGTCGGACAGCGAAAGAAGATCAGCAGTTAAAAGAAAAAGAGCAGCAGGAAATCCTGGTGGCAAACCAACTAATGTTAGTACGTTCAAAGCAAGATCAGGTGGATTAGCTACAAGAGGATATGGCGCTGCAATACGTTAAGAAAGGAAATTAATATGAATATGGAAAGACTTTTATCTTCAGTGCGTTCTAACGAAGGTTATAAAAATAAAGTGTACTTGGACAGTTTAGGAAAAAGAACTGTGGGAGTGGGCCACCTTTGCGTTGAAGATTTTTGGGAAGAT